CTCTACATGAGTGGTTGAGGCCCATGCAACTCTTTCATTGTTGCACGCCTTGACTCGTTTTGAAAACGTACTCGCCTTTCCCTCAGCAGCTACCTCTTAAACTCCAGGCCAGGACGCAAGCAGAGCTTTCCGCACTTTGGCCAACTGAGACGAAACTTGTGAGATTTAACTTACAAGCTTTTTGGGGTCATAAGGATGGGTTAGGTTGTTTCTCAGCCGGGCATTGAGGATGCATCTCGAACGGATGCGCTCATCAACGTCTGACCAAACACCTAACTTCACCAAACCTTAAGACTTACCGTCTTTCGTTGGTCGCATTATGCTGATGCTGCTTGTGAGTTCGGAGAATTCTTTCATTGCTAGTTTCTGTAATTCACGATCAACACGTGGAGCAGTCCAAGCAGATTCGAATCCTGATACCTTACTAGGTTTGCCGAATGCAGCGACTTTGGCTGATAAGCGCACCTTAGGTCCGAACTTCCTGAGTCTGGGGTTCCCGGTGAATAGTCCGGAACCTCCGAGGCAGATGGGCAATGCGGGGATGCCGTGGTACCTGAACCAGTTTTCGTGTCCAGGATACAACACATCAATAATCCGCATAACTCTGCAACGAGAGATTCCTTACTACACTAGGCTCTCAACGGTGCTCCCTATGGTCTACCAGACTGGCAACGGCCGGTTCCCTGAAGGGGAAACAAGTCCCTTCAGGCCAACTGCTGCAAAGAATTTACAGCGGTCTGGGTAGACGATACTAACCAATTTTGAGCTTTGAGCCTCAGAGAACTTACCAGAACGGTTCTTCCTTTTGCGAAGATACCGGGTCACTTGGGCAGTGGCTTCTTTGACATAGAAGCACCGCTCAGTGTAAACACCTGCTGTCGGGAACTTGAAATGTTTCCCGACCGACAACTTTGCTCCACATTAGGACAGGAGATCTTCGTATTCATCGATAACCTCCTGGGGCCACAGGGCCACCAAGTCGTCGCCGCATACCGCAGCAAGTTGTTTAAGGTTCTCTTTCTTGCCACAGGCTTGGTCGATCCAAAAGAAGTGTACGAGACAGAGGAAGAACCATGAAGTGGGTAAACCCATCATGATTCCTCTCGACGTCGTCGCAGACGCCTCCGCCATATAGGGGGAAGTCTTCGTTTTCTTCTCGGGATCTCCAAACTCAGGCCATGAAAGGAATTATTCAGAAGTGTTCAGGCGCAATATTTCATTCGCCCAAACAGGCAGATCACAAGTTTCCACTAGTCCATCGACTAGGGCCTCCATGAGGTCATGGGGGAGGAGATCTGTCGCCGCCGTCAAATCGCTTGAAAGCACTTGGTGCTTCTCGAGATGCGGTCCGGTCTTTAAGAAAAGATTCCTAACAGCCTGACGGTGGTCTCCCGACAATGTCGGGGCCACCCTGTGGTCCTTCATCAGTCCCTTAAAGAGGAACTCTCTAACTCTGTGACCCAATTGATTACGGAATGAATCGTGCTTTGAAACGATACGGCACTTATTGCCCCGTTCCCGCGTTGGGACGACGGAACCTATTGGTACGCGACGTTACAATCTAGGAGAGTAAGAGAAGGACTTAGACTAGCCGAGTGGTTCAGGTAGTTCTGCTCCGTTAACGGAGAGAACCGCATCTGAAAGGCCATTCGTTATATCAGTAATAAGGTTCCTGTTATTTTACAGGCGTGAAGCCATGAAAGGATCAGGTTGTTTCTTCCTGTCCCATTCATCGAACCTTTTACCTAGCTGGTCTCCTAGTCCTATATGAAGGAGTTCAAGCTCAGTTTCGGTTAGAGGAGTAGTCTCCATGCCGTCTCCCCGAGTCCAAATGAATTAGCTGGACATAGTTCGGGATATTGAGTAACGGTTGTCGATCCAAGCCTAAGTCGAACCCCCTTAGAAACGTGTATGTGTGAGATTGGAACCCTCCGAAAGGGTGAATCGGTCCGTGACCGAACCCTTAAGGTGTTCCCGGGCCCATTAAGCGGCAAAACGTTTTGCAGCCACAAGCACAAGTGAAGGGGTCTTATGGATAGACGTGTAAGCTTTGTAATGGGCTTACAGTGAGTCTACCATCTTGCGATCCGTGCCTAGGGGGAGGGAGCGACCAATCATTGATAATTGGATCCTTCCTTACCTTGAACACTACATACAATGTAGGCGGCCACGCAAGTGTCTTTTAAAGATATTCGACCTAGGCAGGTCTTCAACTGCAAGAGCGGTCGACCTGCACTCATCAGCCCCTTTCTTCACATAAGATAAGAGGGCGTTTGAGCCATGGTCACGGAGAACATTGGCGAACTTCTTAGAAAGTCTCGCCAATCCGATGAGAGCGTAGTGTCCCAGAGAACCAGAAGTATCTAGGCTGACGAAGCCATGTCCTGCCAACGCTGCAAGAAGAGACCTCCACACTTTGTGGATCAATTTACGGTCTTTCTTGTCGAATGCGTATCCTGGGATTAGATCAGTTCTGGTTTTCCAAGGGTCCACCGGTTTTCGAGGTTTTCCGTGTTTGGTCCGATTAGGACCACGGGATGTGGATGATTTGTCCACTGCAAGTAAGCTTTACAGCTTGCGTGCAGGGTCAGGTTACTTCCACAACTCGATAACACAATGCAACTGAATTTTGCTGAGCAAAACTTTAGTCGTGCTTTTCTTTTTGTTCTACA